TTTTTGCATTTTAGCAGCTTCGGATGTGAGTTTTTTAAACTCCTGATTCAGCTGGTTGAACCCCTTTACATCGCCATCGGCCATAGCCTTATCGCGTAAAGTTTTAACCTTTACCAGTTCGCCCTGTATCTCTTTGAGCTGAGCCTTTGCCTGTTCGGCATTAATAATTACATCGGTTTTGGCGGTTTTGTTCATAGCGTTACTTTATTATATCCGTAATCGGCATTATCTTCCCAGTTGCGAACTATTAACCATTCCGCTTTTGCTGCGTATTTTTCTTCCAGGATAAACCGGAGCACTGCAAGCTGTTTGTAAAATACATCGGTAAAAAACGGTTTCGGGCGCCTGCTTGTCATTCCTCCGGCTATCATCCCATCCCGATCAGCGAGTGATACATGTTTACCAACCCCGTAATCAACCATTTTGCCATACCATTCAAAGGCAAAAACAACCTTCTGCGGATCTCCATCCGAAGCTGTGTAAACAGTATTTACAAAGCTGTTGACCAGTAATCCGGTATTGCCTATTTTAAGAGCTTCAACCTTTTTAATCCACTCTTTTACGACAATATCGGCCCATGCTTCAATGGTGAGTTTAAGATCGAGGTTTTCGGCCATTAGAATTCGTGTTCCATTGTGAATGAAAGGGAATAACCGTAAAAACCAGCGCCCAGAGGTCCTATTTCGGAATAATCGACACGCGATGCGGCAAATCCATAAGCGGGATCGCCAAAGTCGAAGGAATCAGCCTTCATAAGCTTAATCAGTGCAATTGCTTTTACCATAGCATTGCGCTTTGCGGTAAGGTTTGCCGAGTGATCGTTAAACTTGCCGCGCTGCATTACATAAAAAGTATGGTAACCGGTATCGAGCTGGCGATCTTCAAAGTTAAGGTACCCGTCGGCCGAATCGCGGACCACCAGGCAGCTGTCGGCAGGGTTGCCGATGTTGCTTAAAAGTTCCTCAACATTGGTGATGCCCGATGCCTTGTAAATGGCGCTTATGCCTGCCCCCTGGTATATGGTTGAAAAATATTCGAATGCGTTGAACATTTCGTAAAGGTTAAAAGGTTTGTGCTTTTTCGATTTTGCGGTTAAGCTCGTAAAATACCTCGTGGCATTCGGTTGCTTTTATCTGTGGATTATGGGTAATATCACCTTCGTTAAGAGCCGAAAGTAATCCCATTACATAATCGTTGGCCGATTGATGTCCCGTTTTTGTGCCATCAGGAGCGGCAAACAAATAAGGGTATTTTATTTTTAGCCACAGCTTGCACGATGTATACCACAGAAATACCAGGTATTTGATTTCCGGCTTTATGTCTGTGAATCGTTTAGCCCGGCATTCGAGGTTTGCGGAAGCGTTCCACGTTTCGTTTTCCTTTTTATACAGTATGGCCAGCATGTTATCCAGGAACTTAAAATCCTTTGTTTTTGCATAGCCGATATACATCTGGTCCGCGATAATCCATTCCTCGAGCGTTAAACCGTATAGTTTAAAATGGCATCCGGTATATTTACCGATCCGGCCCGGATTTTTGAATAAGGTTATATCGGATGTAATCCAGCTTAGCCGGTTGGTGATGGTAGCAACCATATCCACATCCAGGTTAAACTTACCAATTCCCTTTTTTTTGAACAGGAAGTACATTTCGCCATCAATAAGCTGCGCATCCTGATGCAAAAGTTTAATGTCGGTAAAGTTGAGAAAACAACGGGTGCGAAGTTCAACTTCAGGCATTTCGTTAAGCAATAACCGGCTTACATACTCGAGCTGCTGCTCTGTAAGCTGGTCCCACGATTCGGGCAGGGTTATATTTAACGATTGCGCGATCATACCCCAAACATGGCAATATTCTGGTCGATGGAATAAGCCGTGGATCCGGCGGCATACGATGTATAAATGCTGCTGGCTTCAAATAGCGGGTAATCTTCGATATTGGCAACCAGGAAGGCGAATACTTTGCCGAGATACCGCAGCCCATCAGCATCGAGCCCGAGCACGAAAGCGGCGAGGGCGAAACGAAGATCCTCAATAATTTTGGCGTTGGCAATGCTCAGTGCATCATCCTGAAGCTGATCGATAATTTCGAGGCTTAGTTCAGCACTGATCACCGGCTCAATTTTATAGCGGATAGCCTGAGTAACTTTCGGCATATCCTTAATCCATTCGAGGCGCGAGGCGTCGTAACGTCCGTAACGGCGGAACTGCTTCAGCGTGAAAATATAACTGTCGTGGTTAATGGCGTATGCCTTGGCGTACTTCCACGGGTCGTAGTAATCGGCATTCCCTTCCAGGTACTCGAGCAGCTGTTCAATGGCATCGGTGAGGCGCTTTTCGATTCCTGCAGCAAGTGCGGCAACTCTTTGTTGCGATGCAGGAGCAACATTACCGTTGCTTACTACGCCGAAGCCTGTTTCGGTTTCAACCAGGTCAAGCATTGGAATGGCATCATGATAACCTTTTAGGCAAACAATGGCCTCACAATAGCGTAACAGTTTTAAGTCGCCCGGGTATTCAGGAAGGTTTTCTTCCAGTTCCTCAATTGCTGTGAGGCTCTCAAAGAGATCCTCCCCGATCAGGTCGCTCTGCAGGTACTCTTCGGCAGTTTGCAGAAAAGGGCTGTAACGATCGAAATCAGCACCCATAACAGTGGGGATATATTTTTTTAGTTCGGCAATACTACTGATCAGCATTTTCGGAAGGATTTAATTGTTTGCCTGATTTATTTACGTCGAGTGTCGTGAATTCGTAATCCGGAACGGTAAAGACAAGATTTTCGGGCCATCCGTTAAACTTTTTGATCAGCTGCAGCGGGCGAAGCAAACGGTCGCGATATGGTTTCATAAGCGCCGACTTAATCATGTACATTTCGCGTTTATCGGTACCGGAAAGGCTTCCGCCTGTTTTACCAGGTGTGGACCCGATAAGCTGGGTATACACGCTCATGGCATAACTCATTGTTGAGTTAACCTCGCTCGAATCCTCTAGGAATTCGCCGCCTTTTACGTTGGATTTGATTTCTTCGATAGTGATGTACTTTTCCTCGATGGCACTATTGCCCGACATTACCATCTTTTTAAGAGCCATTATACCTTTGCCGGCATTGGCTGAACTGCCAAGAAACTCTCTGAACTTGCTAAACTCAGCCTCTTTACGTGATTTAATGGATTCAGCATTATTACGGTCGATCTTTTCTTCCTGGAATATAATATCCCAGTACTTATCCGATATGTAAATGATATACCGGATGGCCAGCCCTTGTTTCAGGAGCAGTTTTTTAAACTCCCATAACATTACGGCATAATCGTAGGATCCTGATTGAAATATGGACCAGAAAGGAGGCTGTTGGTAATAAATCCGCCCCGGAGTCGGGAAGTTGACCGGTATAATGAACCTTGCTTCACCCGGCTTAATTTTGCGGTTGAGAATTCGGGTATTAAGATCCCGGAGCGGATTATATCTGTTCAGTACGTCGGTAACAACATAATTGCTGGATTGTGTTCCCTCACCCCAACGTCCCGAGTAATAATGTTTGATTATTTCACCGGTAGTACTGTCGGCAAGTCCCCACCGTGAAAAGGTTGCTTCTTTATGGCGAAGTGATATAATCTTTGTAAGGTCCTTAGTAAGGATAATTTCAGGGAATACATTGAAAAATGCATTCATATCGGAACATTGCTCGAGGAAATACCCGGAGATATCGTTATCCTCAAAGAAATCGAGCACGTTTTTATCAGTGCACTCTTCCAGGTGCGATTCTTTACCATCGGTTACCTTCAGCATGGGCTTAATGCCTTGCCCATAAGTAAGCTGCGTAAGGAAGTGAAGGTTTGATGATACAACCTCACTTTTCGCTATCTTTTCCATTATTGTAAAAGGGAGCAGATTATCATCGCCCCATATTGCAACCTTATCAGTGCCGCAATTAACCCATTGTGTAGTTGGCTCAACAAACATATCACGCGAAGGATCCATGGCAATAATTGCCTTGGCTTCCGGGAATATGGTAAAATTGCCCACTTCAATTATATCACTCATAAAGATACCTCCTGATCGTTAAATGCTATGATTGTGCACCTGCGAATGGTGCGTATTTCTTTACTTTCGAGAAACTTAATGTTCATTGTGCGACCTGATGAGTGCCAGGATGTGCAGATAGCACGCTGGCAGGCGACTATGTTGCCCTCTTTGGCTACAAAAGCGATAGAGAATTCGCCATGTTCAACCATAGTGTGCAAATGATTAAGCAGTAGTATGCTCATTGATGTTTAATTTACAGCAATGTTACTGCCAGGATACAATTATATAAAGGACAAATCAAAAAAGCCCCCTAAATATAGGAGGCTCGGTATAGTTATAACTAAACTATTAGTTAATAGGTAATCTCTTTGGCCCCTGAATAATCCTTATATACATGGAATAACCTTTCATTAATGATATAGTTACCCTGGTAGTTCTTTGCCCTGAACTTATGCTGAATGCGATATCCGTTAAAGGAAGGTTTAAAGTTAACGCGGGCTGAATCAAGGAATATACTAAGGTTGTTTACTGAATCCTTTTGTTGCTTGTATGCTGTTAAATCAGCCAACGATAAACTTAGATCAGCTTTTGATTGTAATAATTTCAGCTGTGATTTAAGTATCGTAAACTCATCATCATAATTACTAAATGAGCTGTCATAATAACTCCATTCAATTGGTTCATAACTCTTCCAATCGTTTAGGTTTTCTTTAAGGTAGTTGGTAACAGCTTGCTGTGCCTTTTTCTCCGGAGTGGAGCATCCAGACATAATAATAATCAATAAAATAATTAAATGTGTTTTCATAGGGATACGGTTAATTGGTTTATCAATCAAAGATATAATCTAATTGAATACTAATCATTGAATCATTTATTATTCAAATAAAAAAGCCCTGGCATATTACGTAAAATTCAAAAACGATGCCCACCAACCCGT